GGTTGCCGCTATGCCGACATTCGTCGCGCTAAGTGGGTAATCTATCGCGACTTCGCCACATACGACGATATCGTTGCGCTACGTGGTATTCCGGGTTACAATATCCCGACCGACAACATATTGCGCGATATCTTTATGTCTGGCCCGACAACAGGTTCAGACAATATCGCAATGACCATACCAGAAGGTATGCGCGGATATTTGCAGCATGCACTTCCGCGTAACTTCAGGTCTTCAACTGATGAGTTGCAGAACTCAATCGAAATTCTTGAGCGCTGGGACAACGACAAGGTTATTGTCGTGATGTCGTTCAGCGGTCGCAACATTTTGATTCGCAACGAAGCGAATCCGTACGGTAAGGTTCCGTTCCTATCAGCTAACTGGCGCAACATCCCAGACAGCTTTTATGGACAGGGTCTAGGTCAGCTAATCGGAAGCGAGCAGATCGTAGAACAGGGTGTTACGAACCTTGCGCTTGATCTTCTAGCATACGGTCTACAACCGACAGCCGTTCGTAAGAAGGGCTTCAACGTTCCTACACAGATGACACGCTGGAAGCAAGGCGGAATCATCGACGTGGATGACGACGTTGACAAGGCTTTCAAATGGATGGAAATGCCTAACGTGCCTGGTGAGGCGTGGCAGTTCATTCAACAAGCCCAGCAAGCGGCAGCCTCTACTTCCGGCGCAAACGAAATCGTAGGCCAGGGTGGTTCCACGGGCGGTGGACGTGGTACTGGAATGCGTTCGGGTACCGGAGCAGCAGCAGTTATTCAGGCTAACGCTAGCAGACTCGACGGCCCGACCGGACGTTTGGTACGCCAGGTTTTCGAACCTTGGCTATACCAGATGGATGAATTGAACAACGAATTGTTACCGACAACCGTTCTCCGTCGTATCCTCGGCGAAGAACTGGGTAACGACTACATGGTAGATCATATCGACTTCCGTAATGCGAAGTTCGAATATGAAGTTCTTGCGGGTGCCCATCTTGGAGCCAAGAAAGAAATGGCCCAGGCGTTGCCGATCATCATTCAACTTTTGAACAACCCGACCTTCGTTAAGAACGTTAACGATGGTCACTTCCAGTTTGACGCTGTTGCGATCTTCAAAGCATTCACAGACGCAGCAGGTTGGAAGTTTAGTCAGGATTTCTTGGTACCAATGACGCCGGAGCAAATCCAGCGTTATGAAGCCAACAGTCCAGCAGCATTGCAGGCGCAGCAGATCAAGGCGCAGCAAGATGCAGCGACGACTAAGTTCCAGCAAGACCAACAAATGGAAGACCAGAAGCAACTCGGTAAGGCTGGAGCGGAAGTTCTTCGTTCAGCAACCGAACACAGTCTTTCGCAGGAAGCGACGGGCGAACCGGGCAATCAAGGCTACGGCGCAGAAGTATCCGTCTAACAATAAAGGAATAACATGGCCAAGCCATTGATGTTTGATGAACTAACCGCTGTAGAACGCGTCAATCTCGCAGGACTAAAGCAGCACCCAGGATTTGATGTACTGGAAAAGCTGATGATGTCTGCCTGCCGTCGCGCTACAGATGCAGTCATAGAACTCGACCCAACTTCGGAGAGTTACGAGCGTTCGCTCAAGGCTCTCCAGAGTGCGGCCAGAGAACGTAGTCAATTTTGTCTGTTACTACTGAAGTCTATATCTTGGCAAGTCGATGTTGAGACCAAGTTACAGGAACAGAAGACAGAGAAACCGCAAGAGAATCCAATACTCAAGGTACCCTCTAGGGCACCGAAGGAAGTAAGACAATGAGTGATCTAGCACCGGCACCAGAATCCATAACCATGGATGTTATCCGTGGATGGGACGCTCCAACCATGAAGCGTTATATGGCAGGCCCGTTACGCGAGACTATCTTCAACGTCATCGCCGTAGCGGAGACCCAACGCCAAGAAAAGGTCGCTGCACAACAGCAACTTTTAGAACAGCCTATTACAGAGACCGCACCTGATGCGGCTGCACAAGCGGCTGCTGCTCAGGCAGATCAAACCCAACTCGCTGAAACACAGCGTGTTGAAGCTGAAAGGAAAGCGGCTGAACAAGCGGCTGTTCCTAAGAAATCCGTTATCGAATACCAGGTCACCGACGAGAATGGCGCGCCCATTGGTCGTCCGACCCACCTTGAAGCAGCAACTCAAGAAGAGTTGATTGCTAAGATGAAGGAAGCGCACATCCAAGCAACGCGTGCGTTCCATCGCCTCAAGGGCCAGAAAGTTACATCATTGAGAGAAGCGAACGCAACAGCAGCGGCACAACTACCGGCAACAGTGCCGACGATGTCCGACGTTGAAGTGCTCGCAGCCCTTAAAGAACTGAAGTCTGACGACCCGAAGATAGCCCTCGAAGCGCACCGCAAGTTGACGGCGGCAGAAATTGCCAAGGTCAAGGCAGCGCACGATGCAGAGTTAGCTCAAGTCAACGAGAACCGTCGTCAAGAATCTGTCAGTATCAATTTTGTGAACGATCACAAACACGACTTTAATCCGTGCCAAGCGAACGTAAATTTGGTAGCCGAGTACTTCAAGGAAAATCAACTCCCTTGGACACGCGACAACCTCGAAGTAGCTTTGCATGCTTTGGAATCCGAGCTTGCGTCAGTTGTTACGCACGCGCCGTCTGTCGCCCCTAATCCGGCTCCGACACCAACGGTCCAAACAACTTCAACAGTGGTAGCGCCTGTGCAGGCGACACCAACTGTGACGGCTTCCGTAACTCCACAGGCAAATCCTGTGGCAGTTACACCGAAACCGGGCGTTAACGGCGGCGGCATTATCCCAGGACAGAACTCAGGTTCTCGTCCAGCGAGTGCTACGACCGGATTAACGGCAGCAGAAATCAAAGCATGGGATGGCAAGACGATGCGCGAGAAAATGAGAAATCCTCATACTCGTGCCCAAATAGAGGCTTTCATCAGAGCCAACCCAGGCGTGAAACTAAGCTGAACACTAGGCACATAAGGGGTCTACCACCATGGCAGGCAACCCGAATCCGTCAGCAGTAAACGTAGGAAATATACTGACGGCTCAGAGCATCATGTTTGATAAGGAACTCATCCCGAACTTGAAGGGTGAGACGGACGCATTTATCGTAGCAGCAGAAAAGCGTGTACAGCCGAACAACGCGGGTATCAACCGCCAGTTCTTCCAGTACAACACTTTGACTGGTGATACGTCGCAAGCGGGAGACGGAGTAGTAGGTTCACCTGAGTACGTTGGCCAAATTTCTGCGCCAGCACAACTTGGTGAATGGAACAACTACACCAATTTTTCTTCTTTCGTAATCGCGAGCGCATTGGACGATCTAGTAGGCAACTCAGCAGTTGAGCTTGCATACCAGGCCGGTCAGAGCATTTCAGAATTGTACAGCGCCGTAGCAGATAGCGCTGGTCTAGCCTCAGTCGACACCCAGGTTAACCAGAGTGCTTTGCTAGCATCGCCTTACACGTTGGATTTGGGAACGGTACGTGAATTGAAGCAGCAACTTGTTTCAAAGAACGTATTGCCGAACCGCAATGGTAAGTATGCTGGTGTTGTAAGCTCTAACGTGTTGGGAGATATCTTCAACGCAACGACAGTGAACAACTCAATCGTTGACTTGTGGAAGTATGCCAACATCGAGAAGTTCGATAAGATCGCTGGTGCAGACCAGAAGATGGACATCGAACTCCCAGGAACGAACATCGTGCTTCGTCAGACGCCGTTCGTAACCACAACCGCGAACTACGCTGGTTCAGGTAAGATCGCATACCGTACCTACGTGATGGGTCAGTACGCCTTGATCGGAGTATGGCAGCAAGTCGGTGGAGACACGGACTTGGGCGATGGCGACTGGCGCACGATTGACTGCAAGGTAGTTGAGAACGCTCCGGCGTCTTCATTCGATCCAGTCGGAACAATCGGAGGATGGTGTTCTTACAAATTCCATCAAACAGTTTCATTGCCGCCAGCACGCGGAGCTAACACTCAGCGTTTGCGCTACATCGATAGCGTACCAGCAATTCAATAAACACCTTCCCACGGGCTTATAATCCGTGGTATACTAATCAGGGGTACGCCGCAACGTACCCCAGATTACCTTTGCGGAGGATGTATGAAAAGTATCTACGTTGGAAGACCGTTAACTAAGTCTGAGAAGAATAAACGATTTTATGACAGCCATCGTGAAAACGAGCTAGAACGAAATCGAAAGTATATCGACAAAAACAGAAAGAAAGTCAATGCTCGCATTCGTCTATATAACCATAAAATGACGGTTGAAGAACACGACAAACTTTTAAAGAAGCAAAAGAATCGTTGCGCTATCTGCCGAAAGAAATTTCGGAAGACGCCGCACATCGATCACTCGCATGTGACGGGTAAAAACCGTGGCTTGCTGTGTGATGATTGCAACCTAGGACTCGGACGCTTTAAAGACAGCGTCAAGGTTCTTGGAAAGGCAATCATATATCTCAAACAATGTAAAAGGACTCGGTGATGGAAACATCAAATACGCCACAACAGAACTTGTCCAATCCCTGGGAAGGGCGGCATGATCTGAAAACCACACGAGAGACAATTAAAAAACTTCTCGCAGGTGGTACGCCTAATTGGGTAAAGTGGCCGAAGGACTATCGAGCATTCGCACAGGAAAGTATTCTCGCCGATAAGGAAGTCTCTGATCGGATGACAGTCCGTTACAAAATGGAAGACCAAGAACTCCTCTTAAATGAAGAGGCTCGAAAGGTCAATCCATGGCGTACGCGTGACTTCGTTGAGAAATTACGAGCCTCGGGCATCAGATGCTATACCATTTTCAATGGCTTCCCACCATCGACAGTGGCACTTTGGGCCTTCAAACCAGGAAGCGATCACGTCGTACCTATCTGTTACCTGCAAGTACCAGCGCAGTATGAGTGGTCCGTCCTACGGCTAGACAAGCGCGGTCTCCCGGCAGGGGAGTCATATCGCGGTTGGCGTACAGTCGAGAGTCAATTGATTGAGAAAGGAATTATCTCAGAGGCGCGAGCCGATGAGATATTTGGCCGACCATGCGACGGCCCAGTCAGTCGCAGGTTCAGGAGAAACATGTACTGGTTTCGCAATCGGCGTGAACTAGAAGCAAGTCCCGAAGAGATAGAACTGTAGTATCGTCCAGTGGACGTTAAACATCTACCGGGATAACCGGAGTGCCGGGCTGTGCCCTACGCACGAGGAAGTCATAATGGCTGACCAAACAACGTCGGGCGCAGGCCCGGCAGCACCGTTACAGCAAGACGCAGCATCGCTGCAAATGCTAGTCCAGTTGCTATTGTCCGAAAGACAAGAAGCAATGCAGGACAAGCAGGAAAAGATTCGCGCCTTTCAGGAGCGCGAAAAGCAACGTCGCATCAATGCTGAACACAACTTGGCCGAGAAGAAAACCTCTCAGACTATGTGTTCACACAAGAAAAATCAGAGAGGAATCCGTGGTCCGAAGGTGGACTACGCCGTATCCTTTCACACATTCTCCAACGCAGAGAGTTACATCCGCTGCCTAATCTGTGGAATGAAGTGGAAGAATCAGGACACCGCTGAATTCTTGATTCGACGTGGGCAGAAAGTTCCGAACCACACTGAGACCAGTTGGAAGGATGCTTATAAGATGTTGCAAGAAAGCACCAACACGGCAACCTCATCTGAAGTTCAGTTGAACACGCGTCCGATGGAATTCGCAAAGCCTGACTTCGAAGCCAACCCACGCGCAACCGAAATTTAACCAACAGGGCCGGGGCAACTCGGCCCAACTTTTCTAAAGGAGCAACTCTGAAACATTCATCTTAATCCACACTAGACTACGGTATCGTACGGGTCTGGTGACCCGCCTTTCCGTAGCCAGAGTTGTCCAACTATGGCTAACCCAAATTCACAAGCAACATACACATTGCAGAACATGCTCGACAAGGTTCTACCTCTCGGAGATGTGCGCCCTGTTCTTAATGATATCAGCGGCTTCCAACTAGAACCCTTCGTAACTATCTGCACAGATGTTTACCGTGAAATTGTTGGTGTGCCATTTCCTCACAAGTGGAACGAAGTAAAACTTCCACAGTTCTATTCAAATAGTTTCCAACAAGACTACGTTCTGTTGAACCCAGACAACACCAGTTTCTATAACGTTGAATGGCTTGAGCGCGGGATGTGCACCGAGATGACATCTACTCAGCTACCAAAGCCATGGGGCTACGTGGAATGCGGTCGCCAGTTGCCGCAGGTAACGGGTACTATCGAGCAGGTCTCTGGTTGGAACAACCCCACGTTCGTCTGCAACACCTTTCCAAACTACATGCTGTACTACGGAACATGGGGTGCTGGCGACACAGGCTCGTCTTCTTGGGGAAACAATCCAGGCCCTGGAACTGCGTATTACAACCCACTAGGCGCTTCAGTATTGGCTGCGACTTTTACCGGTAGTCAGATCATCTTCACTCTTAACTTCGTTCCTCTAGGTCTTGTCGTCGGCGGCAACATGTTCGTGACCAACGTGTTCCCAGTTGCCTATAACAATTCATATGCAATCGTAAACATCACGGGTAACAACGTGGTAGTTTCTTCTCCGACCAACCCAGGTGTATACGAAGCAGGTGGAGTCATTTCGAACAACGGTAATGGCAACACACCGAACGCATTTAGCCCAGCGCAAATCCAGAATCCTATAACGCAGATCATTGATTCGAACGGAAACATTCAAGTGGTTACACAGTTCGGCGTCTGCGGATTAAATCAACCACCATGGCCGAGTTCTTATGCGACACCGGGAACCACAACCAATGACGGCACTGTGATATGGACCGTCGCAGACCCGAACGGAATGGGCGTTCGTATTCTCCCAGTTCCATCATCGACGGGCGTTGTGTTTCAGTTCAACATAGTCGGACAGATGCCTGCGATTCAGTTCACATCGCTATCAGACACGATTGCTCCGTTGCCGAATAAGTATGAGAGTTACTTCCGTCAGGGTGTCATCGCGCAGTGTTATCGCTACAGCCCCGATCCGAAGATACGCGCAAAGTTTGACATAGAATTTAAGTTTTGGAAGATGACATTGAACGATTTCCGCTCTGCCGAAGATCGTGAACTTGAAGAAAACCGTTTCGTTCCTGAACAATCAATCTTCAGCCGTGGTGGTTCACGCGGTGGCGGATACGTCGGAGCCGGATATCCGTTCCAGTATCCTGGTGGGGCGGGTTGGTAAATTATG